CGGGAGCAACGGCGCGTCGTTCACGCCAATATCAAGTATTGGAGATGTAACCACTCTGGCAACAAACGCTAATCTGATTAGTAACTGTTACATCCTGAACAGCAAGGGTACAGATACAATTATATTCAATGGTGGGTCAGACATTCAAATACGCAACTGCCGATTTGAAACATGCTTGGCAGATTGCGTGATCCGCTTAAAAGGAATGATGGCAAGCAGCATTGATTGCTGTTACTTCGAGAACTGCAACGGCGCATCTGCCACCTCGCTGGTACGCTACTCCAACGACTCCACAAATACGCAAGGCTGCAAATCCCGTAGTTTTACAAATAACTTTGGCTCGTTAAGCTCAAATAATACGTCGCTTATTACATCTACTGGCGCTGCGGGGCCGATTGTTGCCTATTCAAATACATTTGGCGGCATGTCTGGAAAGAACTTTGATAGCAATGGCGTGTCGTCTACCTATACGTTAGGTTTGTACTCATCTAATGATATGGTAGATGGACTACCAGAAAACGTGTTGGCCGGGGCAAGAATTAATGGCGTTTCATCGGGAAACGGAACTACAGAATTATGTACTTCAGGAAATCCATTTACATTATTTACTATAACTGTAGCCGGACTTTATAGCGTTTTTATTTCTGTAGTTGGGCAGGGGCCAACATACACTGCCTGTGCAAATATTGCGTGGGATGGCACTGGTAACGTGGCATTACTTAGCACTGATGCAGGGTCAGCAAATATTGCGATAACTATTTCTGGCGTGATAGTCAAAGGTACGCAGTCAGGTATTGGTACGCAGACCATCTCTTATACCTATTTACGGATCGGTACATGACATTCATGTCTAACCAATTATCTCAGCATTTCACACTAAACAAAGATCACTGGAGAAACTCTAAATGACTAGTACCGTTTTTGTAGATAAAGTTACCGTCATAGAAGCTTCTTGGCTCAATGACGTTAATACAGTTGTATACAATTTGTTTCCTGGCAAGACCACACAGACTGCTACAGCAGGTCAGACAGTCTTTACTGTACCTGCCTATACTCTGGGTGGCTCTATGAGTGTGTGGATTAACGGCTTATTGCAGCAATACAACGCTGCCTATACTGAGACTAATACAACTACTATTACCTTCTCAGAAGGTTTGTCTGTTGGAATGATTGTAACTACAGACTAAAAAAACCAGCGTGTAAAAAAGGTAAACTAGGAGGGAAACCCTTTATGCCCGCAAGGGAGAATTGCGGGGCTGTTACACGCTGGCACAAACATTATACTTGAGCTAACGCTTCTCGGATAAACCCAAGTATCCTTTCAGGACTCTTGAAGTCACACCACTCAATACCTTCTTTGTCACACCACTGGGAGTAGGTTGTTTTTGAGGTCTTATAGATCTTGTTTTGGTGCCGTTGGAAGACAACAAGTATCCTAGTTGTTGGATATTGTTGCTTGATAAAGCAGAGTTTTTTTCTTCCGGCTGCATCAAGGAGACCCTTAGTCTCAATATACCATCCCTCCTTAATTGTCCAGTCTGGGTGGTATCTTCTTTTTTCAGGCGGTGTAACAAAGGGCAGAACACTTGTTTCATAGCCTAGAGTATACCCATTTACAATGCAGAGGTTATTGAAGCTGGTCTCAAACTTGGATCGGTGCTTCTTTTTGGGGTATTTCTTCTTTATTGGCTTCTTCTTTTTTAGCATGGTCTTTTGGTGGCTCCCAGATTTGATTAGCTTCTCTCCAAACCCACAGTAACTTGCAGTTTTTGTGTAGCCTCTCATCGTCGTTATACGCGGCCCTACACGCTTCATAGTACTCTTCTGGTAAGATACCCTCAAGAAGCCTACCAGCCTTCACTGGGCCTATTCCTGACAAGCCAAAGACGTTATCTGTGCGGTCTCCAGTAAGCACTTGAAGGTAGAACCGTCTGAATCCCTCGTCTTGGGTGATTTTAACCATTTCTTTCTTAACGAAGTTGTAGTGCCAGCCTGGTACTTGAAGTAAGTCTTTGTCTATGGAGCAGATGACCGTGCCTTCAAACTTTTGTTCCATTCCTAGCCCGTCGTCAGCTTCGTAGCCTTTGCAGACTTGAGCCTGCCAATTTGTTACTAGGAACTCTTTGGTTGCATCCAGATGTTGTGGGCGGATAGTATCCCTTCGGTTTGCTTTGTACTCTGGATCTACCTTCATCCTGAAGTTGTCTTCCCGGACTCCAGAAAGAAAGACCTTATGGCCTGTTGCGTTAACCTCATCAAGGATGTCCCTCATCATGACTCTGGTGCGTATAAAGGCTATATCCCTGTCCTCATTCTCCGCTGATGCTGCACAGCGATAAGCAACGATGTCGCCATCAATCAAAGCTAACATTATTGTTTCTCCTAGTTGTTTATTGATCCCCCAAAAGGGTTGCCGTGGGGCAACCTTTCGGGGTTGTTGCCCCGCTTTACGCGGGGTTGTTGTTGCTAGGCTGCTTCTTTGGGTACTTCTTCAGCTTCGCTTTCTTTCTTTGCTGCTGCTAGATCCAAGTCACCTGCTGTGTAAGCTTCAAACTGCCTAGCCATCTTGATGATTAACTCCGAAGTAACCAGATCAAGATCAAAAGGTTTACCACCCCTAGCTCCAATATAAAGGTCTGTAGCACGAGCTAAGGCATTTTGACGAATAATGGAACGATCCCCATGAAGAGCTGGGATAGGAAACACTCTAGTGGAATAACTGCCCCCACCAGTAGAGCTGGGTTTGATACTAGTAACACTAGCTACAGGTGCTGCACCAGGTTCTCCCTTAGCTGTAACGGTAACGCTCTTAGTCTCTAAGCCGTAGGTGCCTGTTTCACCATCAAAAGAAATGGTATCTCCAACGTTACAAGAAGGCTTTTTAAACCCGTGCTTAAGCCAATACCCATCTACTTTTAGTGAATAGGTCGGCTTAACTCCAAACCGTGTAGTAACGTCCTTTGTGGTGATTGACTCTACAACTCCAGTCATTGCTGTCATGTTGTTCTCTCTTTCATTTCGTACCAGTTTTTACCCACTGAGCACCCTGCTGTTAGCTTTAGGGCTAGTGGGAATCCGAAAGTCTTCTCAAAATATACATGTGTGCTTGTCAATACATCGAATACCTCCTTTATGGTTGGTTCAAGATAGGCGTCTAACACATCAAATAGTATGGAGTCATGTACAGTATTTACAAGCTTTACTCCAATGTGATTTTTAAATCTTCTGTAAAGAATGCCGAGCATCATTGGAACAATGTCGCCTGTTGCTAGTCCCTGTACGGGATAGTTTTTTAGTTCTGTAGGGCTGAACGTGTACTCTTTTTTGGTTGCCCAACTTGGGCCTGAGTCAGCGTATTTATTTTTGTATTGCTTGAATACATAAATTCTACCAGTCTCGCTTTGAAACCTCCATGTCTTACTAAACTCATAGCCATCAATTACGCTGTCGTGCAAACCTTCTTCTTCGGCTGTTTCAGCCATGTTTGTATGCCATCGCTTGACGCTTGGGTACCTACCGTAAAATGTTTCTATAAACTTTTTAGAGATGTCTATATCACACCCAGCATTGTCAGCTAGGGTCTTAGCACCAGCACCATAGATCAAACCAAAGGTAAGACGCTTAAACCATTTACGTTCGTCTTTGAGTGGTTCCACGTGAAACATATCTTTGTACAGCTCTGTATGGATGTCACGGCCTGCATTGATGTCTGTAATAAGTTGATTGTCTTTTGTTACGTGAGCTAGTACAGCAACCTCAAGCTGAGAGAAGTCAAACTCAACTAAGCTGCCTTCTGCCCCATACCTAGAAAAGAAAACCTTTTTAATAGGGTTATTGCTGATATTTTGTAGGTTAGGACTGCTAGAACTAAGTCTACCTGTTGATGTAGCTACATGAGTTAGTCTGCCGTGGATACAATACTGTCTGCGTGATTCTATGCCGTTATCTATTACGTGCTTACTTAGACCTTGTACGTAAGTACTTAGTTGTTTTGTTAGGTCTCTATGTTGTAGTAGTTTGTTTGTTATTTCTTTTACTACTGTTTCTTTAGTACTAGTATTTATATATGTAAGTACTTTCTCATCTACTGAGACTTTGCCAGTTTTCTCACTCTTCCATTCGTCAAGAGGAGCGACATCAGAAAAAGGCGTTGTAGCAAATAGAGCAGTTACTTTTTTGGTCTTTGGTTTACCGTTTTTGTACATCCCAACAACTTCTTTGGAGTCAACTTTCTTAATACCACCAAAGAAAAACTTACTCCACTGAAGAGAACTATTAACGTCTTCAATCTGGTAAAACGCAGTAGCAGACAATTTACTTAAATAGTCTTTAAGAATTATTTCATTATCAGCAAACTTTATGGCTACTTCAGCAGCGTAAGTTTTGTAGTAATTCATGTCTACAGCTAGGCCGTTGTACATCATCTCAGTAGTAGCGTGTATAGCTTCCATCTGGCTGATAATAAGATTCAACATACCTCTTTCAGTAGCTTCTATCATTTGCTTTTCAGCTATTTGGTGTGTGTTAAAGACATCTCTATTTAGATAGTCTTCCAAAAGCTCAAAAGGAACTTTGTCAGCACCAAGACCCATATTAAAATAATCAGTAACAGCAGAGTCTTTGACAGGCAGGCCATACTTCACAGCCATGCTATCTAGGGAAGGAAACTTAAGCTGTTGCCCTGAAAGCAGATACTCAGCAAGCTGTATATCCCAAAGACGATTCTTTTGTAGTTCCACTTTACAGTTAGAGTCTTTGTATAGGTATTGCAAGTCAAATGAAATGTTGCAACCAACTATAAAGTCATATTCACGAGATTTTAGCCAGAGAGTAAAGTCTGTAATAGAAAGTTCTGGGTATGCCTTATAGAACAACCCATCCCCTTCCGTGCAAAGTGTTCCTAGTAACACAATCTTATTCCCAGGATACATTGGATGGGCTTTATCCAGCTCCCCAGGTGCATCCATTGTTGTTTCTACATCAAGTGTGAGCAATCTCACGTTTATCTCCTAGTCGGTTACTCATAGCGTGCTCTTAGTGCGTCAATCTTAACCATGTATTGACCGTGCCGTTCTCCCTCTACTTGGTACTTGCCGCCACCAGGTAGTTTATTCTTAGGAATATTGATTGTTCTTAGTAACGTTTCTTCTGGGGTACTTGGTGTTTGATACTTACCGATAGTAATGATTGCGTCAGCTTCACCTGGCTTGTCTGTTTTAGATCCACGTAGAGAATCCATGCCAATAAACGGAGGATCTTTTAATGAGTCTACATTACCGTTTAGTTGACTAGCAGCAATCACAGGGCCGTATTCACGAGCACACTCTCGACCCCATTTATAGATACGACCTAACCTAAGATCTTCACGTTCTTCTTTGTGAAACCCTGAGATCTTATCTAAAGTATCAAAGATAATCATTCCTGGATTAACGTCTTTAAACAAAGCTGTTAGAGTCTTTACGTCGTTAGTATCGCCTTTAGTAATGATTACTTTCTTGGCGTTACCGCCCATGTAAGTAATGTACTCTGCCATCATTTTGTCTTTGTTTTCAACTAGTTCTTTAGTTGTTTTTCCAAGAGCTGCTTGAACAACTCTGAAGAACACAGCTTCGCTTTCTTCTTCATTGTTAACCCAAACAATAGGACGATCTTTAGGTAGTTGGGGAGCTATGTAGCTAGCTTCACTGGCTAGAAACGTTGTTTTACCAACCTCTACACGAGCAGCAACAATAACAAAGTTGCCTATACGAAGAAGGCCAAGACTACGGTTAAGAGCCATAAGTCGCCACTCATAACCAGTAGAAACAATACGATCAACAATAACCCCGATGTCAGGTATGACAAACATTTCTTCTTTGTCTACATACCGTTCAACATTACGCAGTGCTTCTACTGTAAGAGAGTTAATGGCTTCTATGTTAGAAGACCCATCTCGAACTTTGCCGCACTCATCAGCAATTCGAGCAACGTAATCCATTTCGATTAGAGTCTTAATGACCTCATCGTAGGCTAGCGTTGGTGTAAACGTTTCCATCTTCTTGATTATGTTACGAATTATAGAAATCTTATCAGCAGTTAGACGCATTGCATACGTAGCAAACAAATAACTACTAAATGGTTCCCAAGTGATACTAGTAACACCAGGAAAAACTTTATAAAACTCTCCTATTGTTTCGAGGATTGTTACAGTTTCAGATTGTATTACGTGGTTCTTTATGTACGGCCTGTACTTGTCGTAGTTGTGCTTTGATTCAGCACATAAAAACAGTATGTCAAAGTCCAAGATGTTTCCTCAAGTTGTCTGGAGTTAAATTTTTAGGTTCAGGAACAAAACTGCTTGTCATGTTTTTAATTTCTATTTGAGATGGTAAGCAAACCAATAGTCTTTGCAGTATTTTTAATGCTGCTTTTTGTCCTGGTTCATCTGGATCTAACCAAATAATTACTTTTTTAAAATTACTTAGTTTGTTTATTGTTGTGTCTGATATAGATGTTTTTAATAACGCCACTGAAGAATAAGGAGATTCTTTCCATACACGATAAGCACTTGTATAGTCTTCAGTAATAGCTATTACATCTCCACCCCTATTCAGCCAAGATACATCTTCACCTGCTTTTCTGTAATATATTGTTTTATATTTAGATCTGCTTGGATCAAATGTTCTTAGTTGATAGCCATATTGTTTGTTATCAAAATCAAAAATGGGAAGATAGAGTTGACCACAAAATTCTTTAAAATGTTGTTTGTCTTCTTCGGTACTTATTGGGTATATGTGGTGTTTGTGTAGCCAGTTAATAACACTAGTACTACATACATCTTTAGGTTTAAAAGTAACCCCTTCAATAATACGCACTACCTTTGGCATGTCGTCTATTTCGTTAAACAACCACTTCCTGAGCACTGTGCCATCAGTAGAAAGCTCTCGCCAAAACCCATGATTAGAACAATGGTGACAGTACGCCACCACTCCTCCAACCACGTGTTTAATATAGAGCCTCTTCTTACGATCTACGCCAGCATCACAGTTTTCATGATCTATGTTTATCTGCTCTCCTATAGCTAATTTGCTATAGGATTGCAGTAACTTTCTATCAATCATTAGGACGTTTTGGTGCCGTAGATTTTACGGAAAAGTTCTTTAGAGACTTTTTGTTGTGTTTCAGTAAGCTTGTTTGTGTAAGAAAGATCAATAGCAGTAGTTAGGGCATAGCCATATACGTATTTCTTACAGATTGCTTGAAGTGCTCTGGGGGACATTGTGAGTGTAAATTGCCCAGAAGAATATCCCTGACGAATTAGATTGGCAAACTTAACCAAGTTCTTGATCCAGTCGCTAGGAATACTTGAAAACTTACCACTGAGCATCTTACATTCAACAGCTTCAGGCATGTAACTCATTTTTACTGTGGTTCCAAACCGATCTAACGTAGCTGTATTCTGTACGTTTGTGCCACTATGAGCACCTGTATCATCGCCTTGTCCTTGTGTATTGCCAAGAGCAACAATGCGAAACCTGTGCTCAGGCGTAATAAACTTTTCAGCAGATGTTCCAGGCATCTCTTTAAGGAACAACTTGCCTTTCTCTTCCAGAAGCCACTGGAGACCCATGCTGATCTCAGAAGGGGTAACGTCCCACTCATCCCAAGCAAACACGGCTCCGTAGCGTACAGCCTCTGTCAGAGTGCCATCTACCCAGTAAGTAGAACCATCTTTAGCTTGTTGCTGCCCAAAGATCATTGAGCTGTCCATATCGCCTGTGCAGTTCAACCGAAAGAATGGGCGACACGTATGAGCACAAAGCTGTTCAATGCAAGAACTCTTACCTGCTGCTGTTGGGCCGTACACCAACACTTTATCGTTGTTTTCCCAAGCTAGCAGAATGTCTTTGGTAACTGTTGCATTAAGAACATAGTCGGGGTCTACGTCTGGAATGAAAGCTCGAATACGTTCATCCCAATCTTCCGGCTTATACACAGCAACTGGAAAACTAGAATCAAAAGTAAGTAATGGAAACAATTTCTTTGCATCTACATGTTTTTCACTAACATGAAACTCAGGTGTTACTGTAGTAACTTTTTTAGTTGGTACTGCTTCAGGCGAAGACAAATCAAGCGGATCACCCGCAAATACAGGAGTAGTGACTTTCTCTGCTAATGTACGTTTGGTTAGAGCATCTTTGATAGCATCTTTTACTAAATCTTCAACAGGTTTAACTGAAAGGCTAGTCATTTAGTAATTTCCTCTCTATAAGTTCAAGTAACTTGGTGGGTATTTCTTCTGGCTCATTCACTGTAGAACAGTGTTTGTAATACCTAAATACTGACTCATCACACAAACCTAAACCATATATCTCAACCCGTTTGTTTTTTTCTATCTCTTGTATTACTTGTTTTGTATACGGCGCTAAACCACTACAACGACGACTTGCAGCAGGTTGCCCATCAGACA